GTAGCTGCCAAAAGCGCCACCAGTGGCGCTTGAGAATGCCACCCTCAGCCGGAGAAGGCCGCTGCTGAAGCTGGCCCGCGGCAGCGTAGCTGCCGAGGCTCCTTTTGAGCGATTCGATCTCTGCGGCGCCGAAGCGATCAGGCCAAAGCAGTTCGCCGTGCTCGGTTCGGGGATCAGACCAGCCGATCGAGGTCACGTGCTGCGGGCCTTCGTATTCGGCCGGCAAGCAGAGGTGCCCCCATCCGCCCTTTTCCAGGAGATGGCCGCTGAGATCCTGCTCGTGGCAACGCTGCATGACGACGACCTTTGCCGCGGTTTTCGGATCGTTCACACGAGTCGACATGACTACGTCGAACCAGTCGTTAGTGGACTTGCGGACCGCGTCCGATTCCACCTCATTGACATTGTTGGGATCGTCGCAAACGATGCGGTCGCCGCCCTCACCCGTCGCCGAACCACCAACAGATGTCGCCAACCGGTATCCGGATCGATTGTTATCGAAACGCCCTTTCGTGTTCTGGTCGCTCGTCAGGGCAAAGCGGTCGCGCCAGCCCGCCTGATACCAGGGAGACTCGATTAGCCGCCGGCATTTCACCGAATCGCGGATGCTGAGCTGCGCGCTGTAGCTGCTGAACAGCCACCGACGCTCGGGCCAGCGAATCCACTCCCAAGCCGGCCAGAACACGGATACCAACAAGCTTTTCATGTGCCGCGGCGGAACGTTGATCAGGAGATTCCTGATCTGCCCCGCGGTGATAGCTTCCAGGTGCTCGATGATGGCGTCGATGTGCCAGCCGACCGCAAACGGAGTTGAGGGCTCGACGACCGCCCAAGCCTGCCGGACGAACTCGCGCAAGCGCCGAGCGGCCAATTCGCGATCAATCTCGTCCCGGAGGGAGGGTCTTTTCAGCAATTGCGCGAAGCTGGCGGAGTTCTTCATCGGAGAGTTGAGCCAAGTTCGGGCGAGCGGAGATCTCGATCGGCCCTCCCGCGGCGCCAGTGTGCTCAGTGTTCACCACGTCGCGGTAGCCCAGCAGATTCTTCGACAGGAAGATTGCGGCTGCCACGTTCCCAGCGTTCGCCAGCCGAAACAGGTTGCGACGGACTGAAACGCGGCCCTTGGCACGGGCGTTTTCCATGATGTCGTTGAACTTCTGAACCTTGCGCCGGCGAACGATGGTCCGTTTGTTGACACCGAAGAAAGCAGCAATCTCCTCATCCGTGCACTGCATTCCGCAGAGCTTCTCTAACTCGGCGAGATCTATCTTCGCTTCAGGGCGCGCCACTCGTCATGCCCCCTTTCGAGCAGCCGAAGTTCGCTGCTTCAGTCGACAAGCGCCCGGCAGAGTCCCTCGAGGTCCGGATGCCCAGATCGAATCTGCGTTTCGGCTATCACAATTTCCCGGCGGCAGCGATTGATTCATGCCGCCACTTCGGCTCTCTCGATCTTGATCTGCTCGAAGCTGCGGCCGTCACCTTCCAGTACGGCGCGCTGGCCGCTGAAGTCCTGCCACCGTTGGACGATGACGTCGACATACTTCGGGTCCAGCTCGACGCCAAAGCAAGCGCGCCCAGTCATCTCCGCGGCGATTAGCGTAGTGCCAGAGCCGAGGAATGGGTCGTAGACGGGCTCGCCACGCTTCATGTGGTTAAGGATCGGCCGGCGCATCAGTTCGACAGGTTTCTGAGTTGGGTGATCAAATTTCTCCTCCTTCGACCCGCCCATGATGAATTTCGGCGAAGGGGAATCCCAAACCGTGGAGTTGTCGCCAGGTCTTCCGAACCAGGGCGCGTTCTTCTTACGCACGTACCACGCGGGCTCGTGTTGATACCAGTAGTGGGTCCGCGTCAAGACCGTACGGCCCTTGTTCCAGATGATCTGCTGGGGGTACAAGAAACCGATACGGAGCAGGCCGTTGAGTACCTCGCGCGTGAACACTGAAGCGTGCCATACGTAAGCGGTCTGGAGGCTCGGCACGAGAGCAAAGGCTTCCGACCAGTCAGCCCGCGTGTCTCCAGAGATCGTCGTCTCGGTGTACCCCGCGGTGCGCTTCTTGGAGCTGGCCTTCGCGGGCCCGCATCCGTTCAGACCGGCTCGGTCGCGCCACTCTGAATCGAGTTCGATTCCGTAGGGCGGATCTGTGACCATCAAGAGCGGCTTCACGTTGCCGAGCACATTCGTCACAACGCCGGCCTGCGTGCAGTCGCCGCAGATCAGCCGGTGGTTTCCCAAGAGCCAGACGTCGCCGAGCCGCGAGGTCGGCTTCTCCGGTAACGGAGGAACCTGGTTCGCGCGGTCGTCGTCGCCAGGATCTGAAAGGAAGTCGTCGATCTCGCGATCATCGAAGCCAGTCAGTCTCAGGTCGAAATCGAGATCCCGAAGGTCCTGAAGCTCAGGCCCCAACAGTTCCAGATCCCAGTCCGTTTCTTGGTGGCTGCGGTTGTCCATCAGCCGGTAGGCTTTGACCTGCGCCGGCGTCAGGTTCTCGGCGACGTGAACGGGCACTTCGCGGAGCCGCAGCTTTTTGGCCGCGAGCAGTCGAGTATGGCCGCAAATGATGACGCCGTCTTTGTCGACGACGATTGGCACGCGGAACCCGAATTCCTTGATCGACGCGGCGACCTTGTCGATCGCGCGCTCCGGAATCTTGCGACTGTTGCGCGCGTACGGGATTACCTTTTCGATCAGCCATGAGCACACAACGAGATCGTTCATCCGTCACCAACCTGCAACTGGATTTAGGGATCTTTCGGAGGGTGCGCTTGGCGCTGGCCTGTCGAACCGGGCCCTTGAGTCCTTTATACGTGATTCGAGCTCCGGTGTCCAGTTTGTACGAGTGGCTCTAAAGCACGGCACACAGCACTGGCAGGTTCCCGGCTGAGAATGGAATTAAGGCTGAGCGTGTGATATTAGATGAACATTCAAACCGATGTCTCGTTCGCGCGAGGTGCCAACCAAGAAATCAGTTCCCCAATCGCGCGCACAGCTCTTCATTAGTTATTCCTCCACTGATGTTGATGTAGTACGTTCTTTCCACAAGCGGTTGGCGGCTATCCCCGCTTACATTGTGTGGCGTGATGAACGCAAGATTGAGCGCGACTGGTCGCGCGAGATCGCGTCGGCACTGACGGCCTCGCACGCGGTAATTCTAATTTGGTCCGAAGAGGCTGCACGTTCCCGCTGGGTAAGGAACGAATGGCTCACGGCGCGGGCATTGGGCCTACCCATCATCCCAGCAGTGCTGCCTGGGGCACCCGAATTGCCGCCGCCGCTCCAAAACCTACATGGTGTGGTCGCCAAGGCCGGTGAGGTTGACGTGGATGCGCTCGCCACACGCATTGAAGCCCACTTGGCCGCTCCGCCAGCCTACGACTACACAGTTCGTGGCAGCGGATTCTTTGTTCCGTTGCGCCCGAATCCACACTTCGTGGGCCGCAGCGCCGATCTGGTGACGCTGTATCGGCTAGTAGTCGGTGACCTGAACAAGCTTGGATGTAAGAAGATCGGCGCGTTCGGGATGGCGGGCATCGGGAAAACGCAGCTTGCGATCGAGTTCGCGTGGCGCTTCAGCTTCGCTTTCGACGGGGTGCATTGGATCAATGCTGCCGACGAGGCTGACTGGCGGTCAACCTTCATTACACTTGCGCGTGACGAGCTAAAACTCGGGAAGCATGCGACGCCGGTGCCGATTGACGACCGCGCCTGGATCGTCGCCCTGGCAAGCTACTGCGCGGCGCATCCACAGCTTCTGATTGTGATGGATAATGTCGTCACTCCGGACCGCCTCAACGATCCCGCCATGTTGCTAGGTACTGCTCCTCTCGATTTGGGCTGCAATTTGATATTCACCACGCGCGGTCAATTCGAGCTGCCGGGCGTGGATGCCTATGCGCTGGGAGTCCTGGACTCACAGGAGAGCTTCGCACTGCTCTCATCGCGGCGGGTTCCGGCTGCCGGCGATGAGGAGAACCAGGCGAACGAGATTTGCAGGATGCTCGGTAATCTACCGTTGGCGTTGACCTTGGCGGCTGCCTATCTCGGGGAGTATAAGGACGTCTCGTTCGCTTTGTACCGGCGTGAGCTAGCCGCCCGCAGGCTCGACACCATCGACATTCAGGCCCTGAGTCCCGAGGCGCTGGCAACGCGCCACATTGCCGCGGTACGAGCCACCCTGCAAGGGCAATGGGAGGCGCTTTCGTCGCCGACAGCAAGGCAGCTCTTGATGCTGACGGCCCTGATGCGCGAGGGCGCGCTCGCGCCGAAGCGGCGTCTAGGACTCCTGGCTGGCGTCGTGCAGGACCGCGACACTTTAGAGAGGCCGCTTGATGACGCGACGAAGCTTCTCGTGAAGATTTCGCTCGCAGAGGCCACGCAGAACGAGGGGGCTTTACGGCTGCATCCGTTGGTGCGCGAGTTTGTGCTCGGCACCGTGTCCGACCCGGATACCTTGCGAGCCGAGGCAGCGGGCCGCCTAGCGGCGGCCTATGGGCATCTAGAGACAGTGGAGAAGGAATATGCAGAGCGGGGGCTGGCGGCCGTAATAGAAGACACCCAGCTTGGCGTGCGCTGGGGAGGGGATGCCGGCAGCGAGACGCTGGAGTGGCTCTGGCGGCTCCTCAGCGCCGAATCGACGGTGCTCTACCGCGTGAGCCACGCGGCTCAGCCGGGCTTCTTTTTGCAGCAAATCGCGAAGCGCGCGGTATCGCAGAGTCTCGGTGATCTGGCAGAGGAGGCAAGGAGCCTCTTGCGGGAACGCGAGTTGCCGCACTTCGCCCTGCGCTGGCGCACCCACAGCGCCTCACCCGAACTGGAGCGGACCATTGCGGAAGGAAAGGGTCGAGTGTACGGAGTAGCGCTGGTTCCGGATGGCCGCCTGGTTACGGCGAGTGAAGAGGGCACGATCTCGCTCTGGGAGCTCGATACAGGCCGGCTCATTGAGACACTTGTCGTCCCGGAAGGCGCAGTGGAAGGTATCGCGATCGGTGGGGGTCCCGACAGCGTTCTCTCGAGGAGCGCCGACGGGACGCTGCGCCGGTGGGACCTGTCCCAGGCCCGCGAAGCGGCATCGTTGCGTCCGCACGGCGAGAAGGTGTCGGCAATGGATGTATTCGCCAGAGGTACTCGCGTAGTGACCGGCGGTTCCGATGGCATGGTGCGCGTGTGGGATGCGCGGTCCCTGGAGCCAATCTGCAAATGGCGGTTCGGCGAGCCGGCGGACGTGCTGACCGTGATGCCAGGGAACCGTCAGGTGCTCGTGGCGTACTACTCATCGCCACCGGGCGCGGAAAAATCGTACGTCAACGATTGTGGCCTGCTGGAACTGCGTGACATGGTGAGCGGTGAGCGCCTGTGGGTCCGCGAGATCCACTCATTCGCGGTCGATGCCGTGATTGTATCGAGCGACGGGCGCCGTGTGATCACGGCCGGCCGCGACGGCTTCGTGAAATTGTGGGATGCCGCGAGCTGGGAGAGGCCCGTCACCATCGAGTTCAAGGATGACCCGAGTGTTCTGGCTTGGCTTCCGGGCCAACTGCATGTCGCAGTTGGGGCCGGCCGCGAGATTCACGTTCTCGACGCTGCCACGACGAAGGTCGTGCGGCGCCTTCGCGCACACAGCGGAGTCATTACATCGATTGCCGCTCAAGGATCCATGATCCTTTCGGCTGGGTGCGACGACACGGTGCGCGTCTGGCACGTCGATCCCGCACAGGCGGCACCGCCCTTCAAACCGACGGGACACTCCGCTTCAGTCACCACAGCGCTATCGGTAGGCAAGGTTGCGGTCACTGGGGATATTAGCGGGGAGTTGCGGTTGTGGGGTCTTGAAGACGGCAGACCCCGCGGCATGTGGAAGGGCCGGATGGGTATGCGGGGGCACGCTATTGCCAGTAGAGACGGCCGTTTCACCTTCACTTCGACTTCCGACCTGGAAGGCGGCTCCATCAACATCCTCGATCCCTCGACGCGGGTAGAAGTAACGGCGTGCTCTACTGCCGGGCGTGTGCAATACGTGCAGTTGCATCCGACCAAGCCGTTGCTGATCGTCGCAGGCGGGGGCGGAGCGGAACTCGACGTTTGGGATCTCGGTGGGGATCGTCTCGCGCAGTTCGTCCGAACACTGAAGGTGCCGGACGGCCGGATGAACTGGATCAACGGTGCGGCGCTTAGCTCGGATGGGAGGCTCCTTGCAATCGCAGCGAGCGAAGCTTTCGGCAGCGATAGTACGGTGTTCTTGCTCGACATGGACTCGGGCGCCGCGGTGGCACGCGGGAGCGTCGCCGACGGTGACGTACAGGAACTTGTTGTCACGCCAAAGGCCGAACTGGTGGCGTACCTGACGACGGGTGGCACGCTATATTTCTGGGATCCCGCAACAGGTAACAAGGCGCGCAGGATCGCGACGGGCTTGGGGGGCGACGGGAAAGTCGTGCTGGCAAATGACGGGCAGTGGCTGGTGACCGCCGCCGACGAGGTTTGCGTATGGCGAGTTACCGGCGGGGAACTCCTACAACGGCTCGCGGGTCATCCTGGCGTGTGGCACCTTGCCGTGAACGGTCCGCGCGAGGTGCTCACCGCGGCAAAGGACTGGATGGTGTCGTTATGGAACATTGAAGCGGGCACGGAGATCGCAAGCCTGGGGCTGGACGACGAAGCACGAGAACTTTCGCTGAATCGCGACGGCCGCACGCTTGTGGTCGGCGATGGGCGCGGCGATGTTTACGCTTTTGAAATTGTTCGCGATCTGCGGCCGAGCACCGCCGACCGTGCCGACCGGATAGGGAGCTCCCAGAGCAAGCGGCGCGATCGGCATGACCGCCCGGCACTGGACCGAAGAGCTTCCCGGAAGCCACGCTTGTCGTGAAAAACTAGCCTCATTGTCGCCAATAAATCCGATGTCGGGTGTCCTGAGTCGCGAGTAGCTAACGAGCGCACAACCAAATAGTCCTGTGTGACAACGCGAAAAATGAAGAGGCCCGCCGGCCGAAACCGGGCGGGCGGAAAAGGGTTAACGCGAACTCCTACTCAATTTCTTCAGGGTGCTCCAGCCGGTATTGCGCCGCTTCAGCGTACTCGCTGTACGCCACCTTGTAGCGAAGCGGGCATCGCAGCGTGCAATGAGCCAGGCTGCTTTGGGCGGCGGTTACCAGCCGCTCCAGCCGATTGGGATCGTTGATCGTGGCGAGATTGGGGAGACCGGTTAGCTGCGCAAGGCGTTCATATTTAGCGGTGTGCTGCATACAGGACATTCGTCACTCCTTTGGCGCTGGAAAGCAAGCCGACAATCGTGAAACGCCGAACAAAAAGCCGCCCCGTTTCCGGAGCGGCTTCGAGATTCGCGCGACTCGCGCCGCCTATTTCTCGATGCGGTACGCGCGCTCGCCGGCGTCGTTCTTGAACGACGCCACTGGCAGGTCCATTTTCTTTCCGAGCGTCCCGCTGATGAATCCGCGAACGCTATGGGCTTGCCAGGAAGTTGCCCTCATTATCTCCGCGAGCGTCGCGCCGCCCGGCCGGTTGAGCAGCTCCACAACCTGGGCGGTCTTGCTGTCGGCCCGGGTGCCTTTAGCTTTGGCCGTCGTTGCGGCCTTCGCGCCTTTGGGCGCGTTCTTAGC